ATGCTGACGTGTGTGAACTATATGGAATACAGATACAGACTGGTGAAGGACGACCTGTACGTTATGCGTATAAGTATCCACACACAGTCAAGTATAGATTGTTTGACGACAAGTCTAAGTCTTGGATGAAAGACAAGGGACTTGGTATGCACTACCTGTTTGGGCCAGAGTTCAATGCAGGTACAAGTCAACGTATATACATCACCGAGGGTGAGTTCGATGCAGCTTCTCTGTATCAGATCTTAGGTAAGACGTTTCCTGTAAAGTCACTACCCTCTGCATCCATCGGTGAAAAGTTTATCAAGCACAACCATGCCTACCTGTCGTCTTTCAAAGAGATTGTATATGCAGGTGAGCTTGACGATGCTGGCCGTAGAGCAGCAGACAAATTATATCAGGCGTTCCCAGAAAAGTTCTGGTTTGTGCCTATGACAAAGCATAAGGATGCTAATGACTTCCTGACTGCAGGTGATGGTAAGGAACTGATGTGGGCTGCTAAGAAGCCACAACGTTACTCACCAGAGAACTTCTTCTGTTCTGATGCAGATGTGGAAGCAGCTATCCTAAATGAAAACCCTTACGAGTACGTACCCACTGGTCATTCTGGCCTCGATGACAAGATACGTGGTATGGTCAAGGGTGGTCTTACCTTTATCAAAGCTCCTCGTGGTACTGGTAAGACCGAAGTTATCCGATACTTTGAGACTGGTCTACTACGTGATGACAGCACACGCATTGCACTGCTGCACATGGAAGAGATGAAGTCTACAACGTATCGGGCTATGGCTACCTATGAGCTAGGTATCAATGTCCGTACAAAGGACGATGCAAGAGAAAATGGTTTTACTGAGCAGCAAGTTATTGAAGCTGCGCAGAAGCTTACACAAGGTGAACGTACAATCATTTTCGAAATGCGTAGCCATGACGATCCACTAAAGCTACTTGACTACGTGAGACTAGCTGCATCTGTTTATGGTGCAGACTTCGTATTCGTAGATCACGTACAACGACTGGCTTATCTATCCCAATCAGGGGTAGATGGTGCTACTAGCACACTAACAACCCTTGGCTCTCGTATGGCACAACTTGCCAAAGAGTTGAACATAGGTGTGGTATTTATATCACAGGTCAATGACGATGGACGTACTAAGTATGCAGCATCTCTTGAAGAGGAAGCTATTATCTGCGTAAAGATCGAACGAGATGTAGAGTCCGAAGATGAGATACTTCAGAACACTACTGAATTTGTTGTTGACAAGAACAGGCCATTTGCTAAGTTGGGTAAAGCAGGATCAGTCTACTACGATCCAGAGACCACCATACTTAGTGAAGAACCACCATACGAGGGGAGTGTAATAGCAGCATGATTGTATTTGATGTAGAAGCTGACAACCTGTTGGACGATGCTACTATGATACACTGCCTGTCTTATACTTCAGATGGTATGAACTACAAAACACTGTTTGATTATCAAGATATGCGTGATCTTATCTTGTCTCAACGTGGTTTGATTGGTCATAACATTGTTCGATACGATGTACCATTGCTTGAGAAGATACTTGGTATCAAGATTACAGCACGGTTATTCGATACACTACCTATGTCATGGGTTCTAAACTATAACAGACCTAAGCATGGTCTTGAGTCTTTCGGTGAAGACTTTGGTGTCCCTAAACCTAAGATTGATGACTGGCAGAATCTTACACGTGAGGAGTATGCTCACCGTTGTACTGAAGATGTTAAGATCAACTGGCTGCTCTGGAAAGACATACTCAAACGGTTCATGTTTATCTACAAGGACAAGAAAGAGTTGGATAAGTTCTTTCGTTATCTTGAGTTCAAGATGGACTGTGCAGCTACAGCCGAACAGATTGGTTGGAAGCTAGATGTCGGTTTAGCTACAAAATGTGTCGCAGACTTGACACAGCAACAGTCTGACAAAGTTGAAGAGCTTATGACTGTAATGCCTAAACGTAAAGTTACGGCTATCAAACGCAAGCCAAAGGTTTGCTTCAAGAAGGATGGCTCTGTCTCTTCCAATGGTGAGAGATGGTTTAACCTTCTTGATGAACAAAAGCTTCCCCGTCACTATGATGGTGAGGTTACAGTAGTTAAAGGTTGGAATGATCCTAACCCTAACTCTACTGAACAAGTAAAAGACTGGTTGTATTCCCTTGGTTGGGAACCTTGTACATTCAAGTTCAACAAGAACAAAGAAACTGGTAAAGAAAAGAAAGTACCACAAGTCCGTAAGGATGGTGAGCTTACTGAGTCAGTTAAGCTTCTGATTGACAACAATCCATCAGTTGCAGTTCTTGAGGGTCTTACCATTATACAACACAGACTTGCTATCTTTCAAGGGTTCCTTGATTGTGAACGTGACGGTTATGTGAAGGCAGAGATTGATGGCCTCACCAATACACTACGTTTCAAACATAAGAAGCCTTTGGTAAATCTTCCTGGGGTTGACAGACCTTGGGGAAAAGAAGTACGTGGCTGTTTGACTGCACCAGAGGGTTACATTCTCTGTGGTGCTGACATGACCTCTCTTGAGGATACATGCAAACGTCACTACATGAAACCATTTGACCCAGAGTATGTAGAAGAGATGTCTCAAGCTGGCTTCGATCCTCATCTCGACTTGGCTAAACATGCTGGTGCAATCACTCAAGATGATATTGATGCTTACAACAGAGGTGAGAAACCAGAACTAAAAGCCCTACGTAAAAACTACAAGGTGGTAAACTACTCTGCCACTTACGGTGTTGGGTCACCAAAACTATCTCGTGAGACTGGTATGTCTATCAAGCAAGCACAAGCTTTGCTAGATGCATATTGGCAACGTAACTGGTCAGTCAAAGCTTTTGTAGATGCACAAAAGATTCGTACAATCAATGAAGAGATGTGGGTACAAAATCCTGTCAGCAAGTTCTGGCATTCATTACGATATGAGAAGGATGTGTTCTCTACACTCAATCAATCTACTGGTGCATACTGCTTTGACAAATGGGTTGCTTACTACCGTAAACGTAGGTCAAACATCATCGGTCAGTTTCACGACGAATCAATTAACTTGGTAAGAGAAGGAGAACAGAATGAGCACAGTGATGCACTAAATTGGGCTATTGAAAAACTTAACGAAGATCTTAAATTAAATGTTGACTTGGGTATAGACATCCAGTATGGTCAACGGTACAGTGATGTTCACTAAACAATGGAGGGCCGTATGGCTACACGTAAAGTAAAACTTTCTGGAATTGCCGAATGGGCAAAAGTATTTGAGCAAAATCGTGACATGAAAGGTTACGAAGGTGCTTACGAAGTACACGATGGTGCTTGCACTATTGATCTCATCATGGATGAGGCTAATGTAGCTGCACTAAAAGCTTCACGTTCAATCAAGCAACCACGGGACGAAGGTAATGGGCAATTCAGAACAAAATTTATCCGCAAATTCAACACAGGGCGTGACTGGGACAGTGGTGCACCTGTTGTTACGAAGTCTGATGGTACTCCTTGGGATTTCGATACTGATGGTGCCATTGGTAATGGGTCTACTGTAGAAGTAATCCTGTCCGTCTACGACACTTCCTATAAAAATCGTGCAGGTACACGACTTGATTCTGTAAAGGTTATCAACTTTGTACCAGCCGATAACGTAATCCAAGCCGAAACAATATCGGCGGATACCGCAGCTGCTCCTGCTGCACCCAAAACAGACGAAGTTCTGTTCTAGTTTCCTTGCAACTCAACTGGCCCCCTTCGGGGGGCTACTTTTTAAGGATAAGATATGAAAACGATTGATACTCTAGTCGAGGACATTGAATCAGTTATCTACGGTCAAGGCGGCTGGAATAAATCTGTTGCAGAAGCTATGGGTAAAAGCATTGCTGACACTGCGAACAAAAGATTTAGCAAACCACAGGAGCCTCGTGGGTATCTATCTCTGTCGTCCATCGGCACACCATGCAAACGTAAGTTATGGTACAAGATAAACAAACCAGGATTCGGTGAACCTCTTGCTGCCAATATGCTACTCAAGTTCTTCTATGGCGATATGATTGAAGAATTAGTTCTAGCTATGGTTGTAGCATCTGGTCACAGTATGAAAGGTTCTCAAGACAGACTTACGGTACACGGCATTCGTGGTCACCGTGATGCTGTTATTGATGGTATGACTATTGACGTTAAGTCATGTAGTCCATACGCATTCAAAAAATTTAAAGAGGGTAATCTGCGTGAGAATGATCCATTCGGATACATTAGCCAATTATCTTCTTATGTCTATGCAGCTAAAGATGACCCACTAGTTACAGATAAAACACGTGGTGCATTTCTAGCTATCGACAAAGTAAACGGAGAGATTTGCCTAGATGTTTACGACTTTACTGAAGAGCTTAAAACAAAAGAGCAAGAGATGCTTGCCGCAAAAGACTTGGTTGCAGGTGACATACCTGCTGAACGTATACCACCCGTACCTGCCAGCAAGTCTAGCCCTAACACCAAGCTAGACAAGTCTTGTCAGTTCTGTGAATACAAGAAAGCTTGTTGGCCTAACCTAAAGATGTACCAATACTCCTACGGTATTGAATACCTAGTGCATGTAGAAAAGCCACCTAAAGTTCCAGAGGTAACTGATGGCTAGGACTGCAAAAAACAAAGGTAGACTTGGGCAAAATGAAATCAGGGACAAGTTACTAGAAGCTTTTCCAGAGTTTGAACCAGATGACATCAAGTCTACTACTATGGGGGACACAGGAGAAGACATCCAACTGTCCCCTGCTGTAAGAAAAAAGCTACCCATCTCTATCGAAGTAAAAAGACGAAAAGCCGCACTTAAAACTGTGTATGATTTCTTAGATCAAGCTGCACATCATGGTAAAGGCGAACCAGTTGTGTTTTTTAGAGCTGATCGTAAACCTTGGGTTGTAATGGTTGGCATTGAGCACTATATAGAACTAATACAATCGTGGGATAAAAAAGATGAAAGTTAAAATATGGGGTGTAGTACAAGGACCAATTAGTGTAGATGAATCAGGTGAAGATGCCCCTGACGGTGCTAATTGGTTCATGGTTTGCAAAGCAGAGGTAGATGGTGTTATGGGTGATGATAATTTCTGGTTTGAAAGTTTTGATGATGCTTACGAATGGGAATCACATTTTCAGAAAAGTATTGAGCCACTTGTCATTGACATGGGGCCATCTTCTGAATATAACTAGAGGTTCGCCATGAAGTTTGAGATTCATATAACACTCGAAGTTGATCCCGATGCAAACTTTCTGGAGACTTGTGGTGACAACACAGACGTTATTTCTGAGTTGATTCAAGACTCCATATACGATATAGATGATGTTAAAATACTAGACTGTGAGGTAAAATATGATCAATGAAACTGATCTTGAAGCCTGGGACTACTATGACTCAGGGCAGCTTAACGACTACCAACGTGCTGCTGCACACACTGCTATCTATAAGCAGGAACATGCTATTATCTACCCCGCATTGGGACTTGCTGCTGAAGCAGGTGAGGTAGCCAACAAGGTTAAGAAGATTATGCGTGATGGTAAGTTCGACCGTGAAGCTATTGCAGATGAAGTAGGTGATTGCCTATGGTACATTGCTGCTCTGTGTCGTGACCTTAACGTGGACTTGAAGGACTTAGCTGATGCTAACCTTCGTAAGTTATATGGACGAAAAGAACGTGGTACACTAACAGGATCAGGAGACAAGAGATGAGCAACTATTTACCTACTGACTATCAGTCATTCATTCACAAGTCACGGTATGCTAAATACTTTGATGGTAAGGGACGTGAGAACTGGGATGAAACTGTTCACAGGTATATCTACGAGGTAGTCTACAAAGCCCTACCCAACAATGATTTTGACGGACCTGTAAGCAAAGAAGTTTATGACTTTGATTGGGGTGCTGTTGAGAAAGAAATACACGATGCCATCTTGAACCTAGAGATCATGCCCAGTATGAGGGCAATGATGACTGCTGGTCCTGCACTAGAACGTGATAACACAGCAGGGTATAACTGTTCATATTTACCAGTGGACGACCCTAAGTCTTTTGACGAAGCTATGTTTATCTTGCTGTGTGGTACAGGTGTAGGCTTCAGTGTTGAACGACAGTACATCACCAAGCTTCCTGAAGTACCAAAGTTGTTTGAAAGTGATACCACTATCGTAGTTAAAGATAGTAAAGAGGGTTGGGCCAAAGCTTTCCGTCAACTGTTAGCACTACTATGGGCAGGTGAGATTCCTAAGTGGGATGTCAGTAAAGTACGTCCTGCAGGTGCACGACTAAAGACGTTTGGTGGTAGAGCTTCTGGCCCTGCTCCACTGGTTGAGTTGTTTAACTTTGCTGTATCTACCTTTAAAGCTGCACAAGGGCGTAAGCTTACATCTATGGAGTGTCACGACTTGATGTGCTTTATCGGTCAAATTGTTGTTGTAGGCGGTGTACGTCGATCAGCTATGATTTCTTTGTCTAATCTATCAGATGACCGTATGCGTCATGCTAAGTCAGGGCAATGGTGGGAGACTGCAGCACACCGTGCACTAGCTAACAATTCAGTATCATACACAGAGAAGCCAGATGTAGAAACATTTATGCGTGAGTGGACTGCACTGGTTGAATCTAAATCAGGTGAAAGAGGAGTGTTCAATCGTGAAGCATCCAAGAAACAAGCTGCAAAGTATGGTAGACGTGACTCTACGTATGACTTCGGAACCAATCCGTGTTCTGAGATCATCCTTCGTCCTTATCAGTTCTGTAATCTTACAGAGTGTGTTGTCCGTGCTACGGATACTATCGACGATCTTGCTCGCAAGGTACGATTGGCTACAATCCTTGGAACAATCCAATCAACCTACACCAAGTTCCCATACTTGCGAAAGGTGTGGCAACGAAATACCGAAGAAGAACGATTGCTCGGTGTGTCTCTCACAGGGATAATGGATAACCCATTACTTACTACAAAGAATGCTGCTCTTGAAAAAACTCTTCGTCATCTGCGTGAAGTTGCTGTTGCTACTAATGCTGAGTGGGCTGATCGTCTCGGTATCCCTGTATCTGCTAGTATCACGTGCGTTAAGCCAAGTGGCACTGTCTCTCAGCTTGTGGATTCAGCATCTGGAATCCATGCTCGCCACTCACGGTTTTACATTAGGACTGTTAGAGGAGACAACAAAGACCCTCTTACTCAGTTCATGAAAGATCAAGGCATTCCTAGTGAACCTTGTGTGTTTAAGCCTGACACTACTACAGTGTTTAGCTTTCCACAGAAGTCACCTGATAATGCTGTGACTCGTAACGACATGACAGCTATCGAACAGTTAGAGATGTGGTTAAGCTATCAAAGAGCATGGTGTGAGCATAAGCCAAGTGTAACTATCTCAGTACGTGATTCTGAATGGCTGGACGTAGGTGCCTTTGTGTACAAACATTTTGATGAAATGTCTGGTGTATCGTTTTTGCCACACTCTGATCACACCTATCAGCAAGCACCCTATCAAGATTGCAGTAAGAGAGAGTACGAAGAACTACTGTCATCAATGCCAAAACGTATTGACTGGTCTAAGCTGTCTGAGTATGAGCAAGAAGACAACACTGTAGCAATGCAGACAATGGCTTGCTCTGGTGACTCATGCGAAATCGTAGACCTAACATAGGTGCTGTGCCTTCACCCTGCATACTCATCTGTCAAATAAAAGATGGAGAGTGTGTAGGGTGTAAACGTACAATAGACGAAATCAGAGACTGGATCATTATGTCAGAGTATGAACAAAAGAAACTCTTATGCGAACTGAAGTGGAGAAAAGATGTACGTGATAATAACACGTGACCAATGTAACTTTTGTGATAATGCCAAAGCATTGTTAAAAGGAGTCAATCAAAGCTATGTAGAATATAATATACAATCTGCAAGTAGTAAGTGGTTGCTTTACCTTTTGAAAAGGTCTAGTATCACTACAGTACCTCAAGTATTTAATAGCCAAGGTACACACATCGGTGGTTACACAGAACTAAAGGAGTATCTGGAACATGAAAAGAACAAACAGACCATTTAGTAGATCTCTATATGAAGCTTACGACAAACAAGCTAGAGATGTGTTAGTAGAGTACTTATCTAACAAAGGCCACAAGATTGTGAGTGACGAAGAAGACTATAACGTAGATGTCGTATCTCAAAAACATGGCTATACTTACTTCAACGAAGCAGAAGTTAAAGTTGCTTGGAAAGGTGATTGGCCAACTGGTTGGGAAGAGATACGCATCCCTGCACGTAAACGTAGGTTAATTGAGAAATACAAAGAACAGAATGGTGTTCTTAACTTCTATGTTTTCAATCATGATCTATCTAAAGCATGGAGAATCCGTGATACCCTTATGACAGATGATACCATCAAAGAAGCTAGTGGTAGGAACATTTGGAAAGGTGAAACATTCTTTCACATCCCCTATACAAAAGCAGAGTTGGTTGAACTATGAACGTAGAAAACTTTCCAGAAAAGCCTAAACGTACTAGACGAAAGACAAACTACAAAAATGCTGCAAACAAGCAGGTGTCAGGTTTGGTTCCTAGAACCAATAAACAGAAAGATTTGATTGAAGCTCTCAAGAGTTCCAGTCAAATCCTAATACTTGGCCCTGCAGGAACAGGTAAGACGTATGTAACAGCTACTTATGCAGCTGATATGTACATCACCAAACAGATTGATAAGATCGTTATTACAAGGCCTCACGTGGCTGTAGGTAAGGACTTAGGTTTTCTGCCAGGTACCCTAGAGGAAAAGACTTACCCCTGGGCATTGCCTGTCCTAGACGTTCTCACAAAGCATTTAGGTAAGGGGTCTGTTGATACTGCTATCAAGAATGGTAACATTGAGATGGCACCACTTGCTCTCATGCGTGGTCGTAGTTTTGATGATTCATTTATTATCGTTGATGAAACACAAAACATCACCACTCACGAATTAAAAATGTTATTGACTCGTGTTGGAGAAAACAGTAAGATCGTCCTCAATGGCGATGTACAACAGTCTGACTTAAAAGAAGCTGATGGTTTATCTAAGATCATCCATCTTGCTAAGAAGCACATGTTACCGATACCAATCATCGAGTTTGGTATTGATGACATTATCAGATCAGACATATGTGCTGAGTGGGTAAAAATATTTATGAAGGAGGGACTATGAAAAAGATTGAGTTTCACAACGTTGTGCCAACAGACAACGTAAACAATCCTAAACACTACGGTCAAGGTGACATTGAGTGTATTGACTATATTAAAGACATCTTAACAGATGAAGAGTTGATTGGTTACTATCGGGGTAACGTTGCTAAATACCTACACCGATGGCGATACAAAAATGGTCTAGAAGACTTGAAGAAAGCTCGTTGGTATCTTGAAGCTTTAATTCAACAACAGTCACGGAAGTAACATGGAAGTAAAGAAACCTAGAGGCAGACCACCTAAAAAGAAAACCCTTGAGCAAGAAGCCCAAGAGTTTCGAAAAAATAAAGTTCCTGCTGAACCACCTATGACAGCTAGAGTATACCTTGCAGGTCAAGCACTTGCAGGGTTACTTGCTGCACACAGAGGTGGTTACGTTAGGTTTGAAGATATACGACGAGAAGCTTATGAGTGGGCAGACAAAATGTTAGAAGATAAAGGTTAGGGGTTTATGCCCCTACCTTAAATCTCTAAAGATACCATCATCTCTATTTTCAATAATGAACAAGATGTACTTAAGTTTCTCAAGTCCACCTTCCATTGTTTTAAGGTCTTCTATTTCACCATCGTAGTTTGCAATTTTTTTAGCATCTTCGATGTATCTCTTTTGCTTAGACATAACTTTATTCTCTAAGCTTAGAAGTTCATCATCTTTTTTAGTACTTCTTTCGAAGACTTCTCTGGCCCTTCTACGGGCCTTTTCTTTTACCCTAGCAGCAATCTCTAACCTAGTGTTTAGGTCTTGGTTAAAGAAGTCGTTTTCTTCAATAGCTACTGATGACTCGTAGTTTAGAATATCACTAATAATAGAGTCCATTCTGTTTTTATACTCTGGTGTACCATTCCATCTTATACCAGCCCAAGACTGTTCACCGATAGACCCAAACAATCTTTCAGATGGTGTCATAGGTGCAGCTGATCTAGCTCCTCCAATAGTACGACCAATGTCTACAAACTCGTTACCTTCTCCACGAGTTGCTGTTTCTCTTTTAGGGGCATCCTTACCATACCCAAAGATTTTATCGACGTATCTCAAAGAGTCGTTAAGAATCTTATTACCTTGTCGTCTATCCATCTGACTAAAGTCATCGGTAATAAACATAGCAATTTGATTTGCTGGTTCTAAGAATCGAGTACTACCAGATGCAATCCGTGATAGACCACCGCCAACAATCTCAAAAGACTTCTTCAACGTCTTGTCGCCATCAGCTTCAAGTACTGTCTCGTATAAATCTTTTAGTGTATTATATACTTCCCCAGAATCTCTAAACGTTTGTGAAACTAAGACAGAGAATGCTTCTTCTTTTAGTGCAGGTGGTACTTTACCATCCACTTCAATATGAGCAACCATTTGTGAAAGAAGCTCTACATAGCCACCAGGAAATTCGTAAGTTTCTTCTCTTAGTGATCCATCAGGTAGCTGAGTTCTATTCCAAGGTATGCCATTTTTAATCTTTTGTTTAGCTTCATCTACGTTAGACTGACCATTTCCTTTTGGCCCATACAGTAATCCAAAACCAACTATACCTTTAGCCATCAGTTCTAAGCTTTCATCACTATAGAACTCTTTAAACTGACCCTTATAGCCGTTGTAGACAATGTGTCTAGCAGCATTAAAACCACTGTAGTCACCTAGTGTAGCTGTAGCTGTGTTAAAGAACCTACCAAAGGGTAGTACAAAACCACCACCTGCAGAGTTTGAAAATCTTTCAACACCTTTGGCAATACTCAGAAAGAATCCATTACCTTTACGTTGTGTCCAAGATGTAGAGTAGGTCTCTCTATTAGCTCTTTGTAGTGCTGGCTCTTGTACCTTTTCCATAAACTCTTGACTAAACATCTTTGAAAATGCATCTGGTTGAGACATAAACTCGTTATGTGTCATACCATAATGCTTCATAATGTTTTGATCAAAAGCACTGTAGAAAGACAACATCTTAGTTGTCTCATCCTGCAGCTTAACACCCATAGCTGTTTGAAGTGCATCAATAGCCTTCTCAGATAATTGATTTACTTTAGCATTAGGATCAAGGTTCAATCTTTCCATAATCTTAATGGTGTCTACACCACCAGCTCTTTCTGCAAAAAGTTTTTCTGCAATGTCTGGTTTAACTGCAATCAGATTTTGAGCAGCTGCAATAGTTGCATCATAGTCTATAATATTTACACCACGTCTAGCTGCACCAAGTATAGAACCTTTAGCACCTGTTACATCACCTTTAGCTAACAACAGTGGCGAAAGAACGACATCAGAAATATTATTCATAGTTGTCGTATATGCCCAACCTTTAACGTTGAGTCCAACTGTAGATGGGTGTGATGTAACAAGTCTTTTCCACACAGATTGAATATACTTAATTCTGTCTGCGGGAGTTGCACCAACTTTTTTATTTGTTTCACCTGCTAAGTTTAACATATCCTTAACAGTAATTTCATTAGGATCTTTACTTAAGAAGTCTGATAAGACTCGTCTGTTATACAAAGTTTTACCAGCAAATCTACCACGGTTAAGGAACCAAGCAGATAGATCTTCAGCATTTTTAATTCTATTGATAGATGTAGGTAGTTTACCAAATTGGGATCTAAAAGATTTTTTATAATCCTTGATGATATCATCAGGTAAATACTTTAAGGCATCTGCAAAGAACTTAGAAACATTGTCATTTTTTTCTCTAGGTACGAAAACAAATCCAGCATCTGCCATGCTCTTAGCAAAGCCATTTTCATTAAACATTAGTGTAACTTCAAAGAAGTCTTCTTGCATGGTAGGACTACCAGCAATATCTTTTTTAGTTACTTGTTCTGCAGCTTCACCCCTAGCTTGCATATAAGGTACAAACTCTTCAAGTTCTAGATCATCTTTAAACCTTTGCAGTACACCACGAAGGTTTGAGGACACTTTGTCCAAATCAACATTGGACATAACAGCTTCTTCAATTTCATCAGCACCCTTGTTTCCATGTAATGTATATACATTTAGATATTTTTCAAAAGCTGTGTTACCTGCCATAGCAGACTCTGTGAGGCTTGAAACACCTTTTTTAGCCGCAAGGATTGATGGTATTACTACAACGCCTACAGCTGCCCCTACAGACTGGGGTACACTGTATTTTTGCTGTACACCAGAACCAATCTTTAGTCTTTGGTAGGTGTAGTCCGCACCAACAGCCGCAGTCATATCAACGGAAGTAGCTGCAGCAGCAGCTTTAAACTTACTTCTACCTACTTGCTTGAAGCCTTCTGCAATAACTTTACGTTTAACTTCTCTTGCAGCCTCTTCTGACATACCCTTTTTAAGAGCAGCCTTAGCTGCTTCTTTAGCCGCAGTTCTAACTGCAAAAGCACCACCTTTTGCACCAGCTGCAGTAAATATACGACCTACACCAAGGCCTAGTATAGTTGTAGGGTCCCATACAGCAGCTCTGACGTAATCTCTTACACCATCACCCATTTCTCTCCAAGTGGTATCATCACTCCAGATGCTTGGCATAGAGTCAAACAATTCAAAAGATGCACCCATATCTCTTTTTTGTAGATCGGTAGCACCTGCAAACCATGCAGCATCATTACCAGTGGTTACTGTTTGACCACCAGCAAGAGACCGCATCCAGTTCTGCCACTCTTCAAACACTTCCTCATCACTCAAGTCTCTGTCGTACTTATAATCAAGTGTGTAGTTGTTCCTAGTGTCTTCACTGAAACGAGACTTCATGATGTTTCTGATCGTACGAACAAGAGTGGGGTTTTTTAGGATAGCCTCTTTGTTCATTGGACCATCTAAATCTTTTAGTTGTTCCATAACAATGGTGTAACTATCCAGATCAGATTCTTCTGCTGGAGATTTCTGAACGGCTTCAGAAACACCTAATGTATCGAAAAGGCGTCTTGGTGGTTCTTGTTTTGCAGGTCCGAGAGTATCAAAAATAGAAGGCCTATTTTGAATTGTTTTCTCTTCCTCTTGCTGTTGTACTGGAGAACCCAGTGTATCGAAAATACTATTAGCCAATTTAGCCACCTAAAGCAGTATCAATAGTTGCCTGAGTTAAAGGCAGTATCTGCCCACCAAGTATAATTGTATCACCCTCTTTTAATATTCCAACTCTAATAGCCCTAGCTAAAAGCTCTTCACCATACTCATCCATAGTGAATGAAAGTGCTGCATTACCTACAATCAAATTCATTTTAGGTGCAATTCTACGGTCACTTTCAGCAAGTGTAATAGCAGTTTCAGCACCAATAAGTTTTTGGGCTGGAAGTAGATTATCATTTTCCAAAGCTGCTAAAGCTTCGTCAATGGCAGTTGCCATACCTTCATTAACTTGTTGACCACTACTTTGAGCTTGAAGGATCATATCCTTTTCTGTTGTAAGAGCACCCAACAATTGATTTTTATACAAAGTTCTATACTGAGTTACCTCAGTAGGGGTCAAAGACTCCATAGGTTTAGCAGCTGGAGTAATGGTAACTGAGGTATATGTTTCTGGTTCTAGATATGTTTCTAGGTAGTCATTCCAATTTAATCCTGGAACAGGTGAATCACCTTCTAGATCAACTCCAGCTAGTTCAGCAAGTTCTTCAGCATTAAATGGTTTTTTGTCTTGTACAGTAGTTACGTAAACTTCTTCAAACAAACTTTCTGATTGTTCTGGACTCCAGTTTAAACCCGCAGAAGTTGCCCTATCTCTACCATCAGTAATAATCTTAAATGCTTGATCCAAAGTTTTAGTGTCTGCATTTGAAAGTTTAGTTACAAGCTCACTACCCTCTGGAAGTTGAGTCTTAATAGCTTTCAACAAACTTTGTTTTTCTGCACTAGTTTCAACAGAGTTTTCACTTGATCGACGACTAGATCTGCCACTACTATAAGTTGAAAGAAAACTTTGCATAGTCTTTAAACGATCTAAACCTAACTGCTCTTCAGCTAAGTCTAGCCTAGCTTGTTGTAGTGCTCGATCTTGTCGAGACTCTTTCATGGCTTGAACGTCTTTCCAACCTTGGTATAGGCCTTGATACACACCCATTATGCAGTCCTCCGTGCCATAAGACCTTTAGGTTTTTCTTCCTGCATAGGTTCTTCCTGTGGAGCTTCTTCCATAGGCATAGACTCTTCTAGAGGAGTTAGGTCAATTTCATCTGTTTCTTCGTATTCAGCAAGAATTTTTTCCGCAGCTCTTTCATTCAAAGAGTATGTAAGCTGTTCGTCAGAAAGTTCCTCATCTTCAAAACCATCATCATACTCAAGTCCAGCTGCTTCAGCTAATCCGACAATATACTCATGAATTACTGGTGCAATAATCAATGACACATCAAGAGTGTGCTGACCATCAGCTACAGCACTGCGAAGGATACCTTCAGTTATCATGGTAACATCAAGACCAAGTTCGATGAATTGCAAGATAGCTTTCATCTTCTCAGGTTTTTGAAGTCTGTCCATGTGCCACAGCAGGGCATCTTCTGGAGCATCATACTCAGGGGGGTTTTCCCAGTTAGCATTTTTTGGTTCAGATACTAAAGACTGTCCTGGAATTGGTGCACTAAACATTACTTATTTCCCTAGATAGAATTTTGATTTATTAAGTCTAGCTGACGCATTTGGTTTAGCTGGCCTCAAATAGGAGTCAGTAAATATTTTTGATGCTTGATTAACATTACTAGTGTTTTCAAGCCTCATCAAAACTTTTTGATAATAAGGGTCAGATTTAAACTCATGGACCAAGAAGCCTAAGTTTGCTTCATAGGATTTAGGGTTTAAATTGTTTTCTTTAGACCACTCCATAAATTTCACACGTCGAGGACCAGTCCACTGCAGTACTCCTGCACCACCTTTAGATCCTTTTACCAGTGGATCTAACTCTTGGAAGAACTGAAAGTCTCCTGTTTCGTAGGCAGCATTGCCAGCAATAGCAGCAGCTACGTGATCATCTATACCAAGAGCCTCTTCTAGGTCTTGTTTTAGTTTAATACCTGAATCTTGACCAGATTCAAAAAGAAAACTTTCAACCTTAGAATCTGCATCAGGAACTTGACCCATCAGATTTTTCAACTGATCGTTGTTTTCGTAAACCTTTTGCAACATATCATTGATGAAATCTTCTGATAAAGTTTCCTCTGGTTTACTAACTCTTCTCATAAGAGCATCACCAGTTTCTCTGATACCTTCCCCACTTAGAAGTTCAGAGTCTACAGAAGTATCACGACGATAGAAAGATGAGATAGGTTCTGTACCTCTTACTTGCCTACGTAAGGCACCCTCTTCTCTAGCAGTTCGACTTTGTTTTAGTCTCTCATGGTATTCAGTTGACATATTATCTTACCTTATCTGAATAGAATGTTTGCTATTAATGCCCACTTAGATGTTTCTTCTGCATCAGCCCTTGCCTTAGCATACTCATCATACTTTTTATCAGCCATAATTAGCTCAAAAGCACGTTGTTTTTCATCCTCAGTAGCTTTAAAAGCATAGTCCATCAAGTCACGTTCACGTTGCCACAATTGATCCAAAGCAGCTGTGGTAATAGCATTTACATTCTTTGCTTTTTCCATGTTAGCTTGGTTTTGTGCAGCAGTGTTAATTGTAGCTACATTTTGTCTCCACTGAGCATTTGCCTGTGCAACAACTAATCTGTTAGTAGCATTAAACTGATTACGTTGATTTTTAACTGATGCATTAAACTGTCTTGCAGCATTCTTCTGACCTGCATTAAACTGCCTAGTAGCATTTCTTTGTGTGGCATTAAATTGAGATACCTGTGTTCTCAAGTTTGCCATAAACTGCCTTGTTTGGTTTTCAGAAGCAGCATTAAATTGAGCAGCAGCATTTGTAGCAGCAGCATCTGTAAAGATAGACTGAGCAATAGATTGTGCTTTAAACATTTCAGCTTGTTGCTGATTGCTTAAGTTAGCCATATCCATCTCTAAGAATGCTTGAGCATTTTGAACAGCAGCTTGTTGCTCATTCGACAAGTTCTGTTGTTCTAGTTGAGAGATAGACGCAGCTTGAGCCATAACCATAGCTTGTCTATTATTTAGATTTGCTAACTGCATTGTGTTAGCTGCACGAGAGTTTTCAAGTGCTACCTGCTGTTCAGCAGTAAAGTTCATATCTGCTATATCAGCAATACGAGATGCATTTTGAACTCTTGCTTGGAATGCTTGGTCAAACTCTTGGCCGATAAACTGAGCACGTTGTTGTGCTGCAAGCATAGCACGTTGTTGTCTGTTCGACAAGTTCTGCATTTCAAACTGTGCTTGAGTTTGAGCATCTGCCATAGCAATAGGTAGTGCAGATTCCATTGCAGCTTGTACAGTAGCCTGACCTGCAATAGACGAAGCACCAAGACCTCTTGCTGCCATCTGCCCCATAGCAGCTCTCATAGCACCAGCTGCCCATGCAGGTGTCTGACCACCTTCAAAGTCTTGCATCAAATTAGATAGCTGCTCTTGTACCATAGTTTGTTGGGATGGTTGAGCAGTTGCAGCTTGAACTTGTTCTGTAAATGCTGCAGCAGTTGCCGCATCAGCAGCACCAGTAATAAGTTCACCCTGTTGAATTTGTCTTTGAACAGGGTTGTTCATCATAATGGCTGTACTTTGCTCGGCTTGCAAATTTTGTACAGCACTTGTCGTCGGGTCCATTGTAGCTGCTTGAGCAAGAGCTTGCGGGTCTACGGCACCTTGTGCTCCTTGTACACCTTCCATAGCTGTTGTAATATCAGCTTCTGTTCCTTGTGCCTGATACGTCTCAGTACCAATCTGACCAGGGGCTTGTGCTGTTGCAGCTGGACCTGCAGTAGCAGCAGTCATAGTAGCTGCTGGACCAACTTGACCAGTACCTGCAGCCATAGTAGTTCCTGGTGCATTAGGATCAATCTCAGATACTTCTGTTTCAGTAACTAGAGATGCTGGATCTGTGTAAGCTGCAGTAGCCATCTCAGATTGAGCAGTTTGCATTTCTGCAGCAGCTTCAGCTTGAAGAGTCTGAATTTGATTTTCTAATTTTCGAATCTGCTTATTAGCAGCTTTAATAGCTTTTTGAGCATTGGTGTATTTGGTATTCTTTTTTTCAAAAGCTTTTAGTTTTTCTCGATACTCAGCAAAAGGCTTGTTTAGGTTAGCCAACATTGCTTTTGCTTTAGCAGCAACTTTTGCTTTAACTTTTGGGTTACTAAAATAGGCTGTATATTTTTTAGCTTTTGTTACACTATTTACCAGTACGCCACGTTGACGACCACCACTAACCTGATTATAAGCATGTTTAAACTTGCCTGGATTTTTTGGTTTATTAGTAGGTTTTTTTACACCCTGTAGTTGTTGAATCTTTTGCTGTAACTTAACTAGCTCTAGTTTTTTAGCATTTAGTGTATTAACCTTAGAGTTTCCTTCAGGTGCAAAAACTGCTCCACTAGTAAAACTAGTGTTAGGCATAAACATGTTTGGAAGTGTGTATTTCATATTAGGAAATCTCTTTAATTATATTATAAACTACTTTGTTAGAAGAGTCAAGAACTACCATTTACCTTGATTTTTGCCTACGAGGTACAAGACAAATAGAACCACTGCTAAACCTGTAATCAAAGCTAAGATACCGACAGTCCATTCAATGATACTTTGCTTTATCTGTTGTTTACGGAACTCGTGTTTCTTCTTTTGCTCTCTCATGTCCCTGAGAATGTCTTTGTACTCTTGTAATCCTGTTGGACCGTGTACAAACTGTATCATATTCTCAAGTTCTTTCTTAAGTTCTTGACCTTTTTTCTTTGCGGCAAAAGCTTCAGCAGCTTCTTTCTCTAAGCTAGATCCAAACGACTTATACCAAGGTGGATTCTTAGCTCTACGTTCAGCTTCGTTTAAGTCAGCCCAAGCACCTGCAAACTTAGTCATAGCTTGTGAGGTATCTCTACCTGCATTAATTAGCTGTCTCATTTGACCTACTGCAGTAGATGCGACAGACAAAGCTGTTAATGGATCAATCATAGGGTTATCTTTCTAGGACAAATAAATTCTGGATGAACCCTATAGTATTTTGTTTTATCGTCAGGGCATTTGTAAGTACAAGATTTATAAAAACCATCGTAGAAACTATGACCAAACCCTACAATGAATATTAGACAGGTCATTTAGCAAAAGCATCATCAAGAAGTATGATCTCTAGCCTTTGCACCTGTAGCTGTAAATCATTAGTTGTTTTAATGTTCCAACCAAGTAAGGCTATAAGGGATGCGGCAAGTACACCAGCTAATGCTTTATTATCCATGTTACTTTTCCGCAACCCTATTCCTGCGAACTAAAAAGTCTTCCCACATAGGCTTAATCATTTTGTAGTTCTCTTCCACCTTGTAAGTGATGACTGCCATATTAGCATTCATCTGATACAATTGGAAAGAACCCCAACTTAATAACCCTAGTGCTAGAACACCTAATAGTTGCTCAGGTTTCATTTAGTCTGCCTCGTCTGCTACTTCTTCAGTTTCTACAGATTGTGCTAACGCAGCCATGAATGCATCACGTCCTACTGATAGCTGATCTAAGTTAAACTTAGTTGATCGAATCTTACGTTCTAGATCAGTGATATGGTTAATGATAACCTTTTGTTGATCTGTAAGCTGATCTTCAGTGTATTTTTTGTCGTTGATTGTAATGACGTTTGTTTGTTTCTCTGTCATTTTTAACCTTCCTTTTCTTTAGATTGCTTCTAATGCATCAAGTCTTGCCTTGATTGCGGTTTGCTCTGTTTCCAGAGTTTCAATTCTCTCCATAGCTTCTTGCAGTGCTTTGACTGCTTTCATGTAAAGAATAGAATACTTGACACTATAGTGTTCTATCTGATTACCGTCTGCATCTAAGACTGGGTTATCCTCGTCATCTTTTTTAAAGTGTTGCTTTACTAGACCACCCATACCCGCAGCCTGTAAGTCTTGAGCAATCACACCCAACTGGTTTGGCGCATCTAGGCCTTCTTCAATCCAAGAGTATTTCTTGACCTGAACAGCTTTAATGTCATCCCACTGAGAGCCACAGGCAGTAATATTTTCCTTTAGTCGTTTATCCGATGTACCACCATATGAGTTGGTTGCACTTCGGAAGTCGCCATTTTCTTCTATTTCAGATTTAGTCACACCTCGACGTTCATGCAACCAAACATAGTCACCTGCGGTTCCATCTCTAGCTTGCATTCTTACGGTGGTATCATTTGATCCACTTCCAGTGTGGTAAATGATAATAGCTTCCTCGGTAGAAGTATAAACATTACCGTGGCTTCTGCCTACTCTAATACCACCATTTCTAAGATAGATATCACCTGCATCATCTAACTGCATAGACCCTTCTGAGCCATTTTCGTATGCATTAGCTACGGGATAAAACTCTAGGTTTGCGTTACCAGTACCGTCATCACAAGTGGCAATCATGCCCCCGAATTTATCAGCACCGGCGTCATTGGTTTTAAATAGGTAGCCACCGACATAGTCTCCTGCAACAACGGCAGTGTCTGATCTACCTGCAACAAACTGTGTACCACCAGTAAAGAAATTAACAAAACTACGTTTACCAGCATTAAATGAGACTGGAATGTGACCCGCAGGGTCTGTAACGGACATGCCCACGTTGCTGTTAGAGCCATCCACAAAGAAAGCTGCTGTATCGTTGCCACTTTCAACACGGAAGTCAATGTCTTTACTGTCTTCGTTAAAAACAGCTTCTGTTGCACCTATCTGAAAAGCATTACTAAGTGAATTGTTTTTCCGAATGTAAAACTCTTGACGACTATCTTCAGTTCCATCAGTCACATCTGTTATTTTTGCATAGTGAGTGGCGTAAATAATAGTTTCATCTGCACTATTTTTTCCAGCAAAATGTATAGAACCTAAATAGTCATTGTCGGCAGGGGAAGGTGAGTTTCGTAATAAATATACATCTGGCCCAGTAGATGCACTGTCATTCGTACATTCTAACTGGAACATAGCAGGATTTGAAGTAGAGTTAGATGTTATATGCAAAAGGCTTACAGGATCAGTCTCGTTTATGCCAATATTACCAGCACTGTCAATCACCATACGTTGTGTTCCAGTGTTTGCACCATCAGCAGTAGTCCAGAACTCTAAACTACCAGGCATATCGTCAACACCAGGAGTGCCATCAACACGGGCTATAATTTGAGCACCTATAGATGCAATGTCCGTACCGTCTGCCCCATAAAAGTTAAGTGCACCAAGTTGGTCGCCGTCCTGAACAATAGTAACATCACCTTTGGTGGATGCTCTTGATCTAGCAAAACGTAGTGCTGGCCCTGATCCTGTGTTCTGGTTTCGTAGAATACCTATAGAAGATGTTGCACCAGTTGTTCCAACAACTTGCAATGGTGGAGGCGTGGCTGAACCAATTCCTTGTGCTGTATGGTGACCCACAATAACAACATCACTCGCCGCATCGGTCACAAACAGATTAGATTCTGAGCTACCTTCAATGCGGAAATTAACGTCATTACCAGGTTCGTTGATAACAACCTGACCGTCAGTACCACCAGTGTCACCTCGCAAAGTGAGCATCTGACTTCCACCGCCATTACCTAAAACGTTAAAGGTTAAACGACCTTTTTCTGCACCATCCGTTGCATCTTCGATAAAGGCTTCAATCTTGGCGTACTGGTGTTTGCCGCCGCCATCATCTTCACCACTAAAGTAAATCTCACCGATAGAATCATCTGCTGCTGGTGTAGAAGAGTTGCGATATAGATCAAGAATTGGGCCGTTGTTTGCACCACTGTCAGTACCTTCAACCCGTAGTACGATAGGCTGTCCACTACCTTTTAAGTGTAGGTTGGCAGAAGGACTAGATTCACCGATCCCAACATTACCACTGCTGTCGATACGCATGGCTTCTGAGTTATCAACGTCAAACCTAATATAGCTATCTGCCGCCTCATCATTATCATCTGCACCAATTCTCAAAACACCTCCAACGTTTCGGATACGTGCTGTAGCACTTCCATCTACCATATCAAAGTTATGACCATTGCCACTTGTAGTGATTTCTAGGTGTGTACCTGTTGACGAGCCTGCGTCTACGGTCAAAGTCCCCGTGATGTCTAGAGTATCAAGATCACTATCAAACCTAAATGCTTCAGTAAGGCTACCATTACGCATTGAGTAGAATACTAAGTCAACCTCTTCGTCTGTTGGTGTTAAACCAGTTGTTACAATACGAATAGCACCGCCAGTTTCTACGTTACCAGCAGCAGTTTCTACTTGGAACTGCATACCGGTACCAATACCCACAGCAGGAGTACCACTAGACTGAGCTTTAAGGGTTAGTGTATTAATAACTGCGTTTGTTGTAGCACTCTCAACGTCCACAGTAGCAGTTTGACTAAAGGTTACATTGCCACCAGAAGAAATAGTAATAGCATCAGCATCTGAGTCAGAACCGATTGTAGCACCATCATCAATTAGGATGTCTCCAAGAGTAGCTGTACCACTTGCATACAAATCATTAAACTGAACTAGAGCAGTACCTATATTAAGTCCATTATTGGTACTAGGTCTTACTTCGTTAGCAGTTGCAACAAACTCTTGGGTTGGACCAAGTACAGTAATAGCAGCACCTTCAGCAGATGTACCATCGTGTGTGTGACCTGTAGAAGAATTAAAGGCAGCTTCAACTGCGTCAAATTCTCCATCAAGATCTGCCGCATCAATAACGTTACCGTCAGCAATGTTGTTTGCGGTGTCGTTTCTTGTGTAACCTGTTCCCATAGTAATTTACCTTCTTGTATTTGTGCCGTATTCTAGAGTTATAGCATCGAGAGAAAATGGAGGATCTGTACCATCTGATGTGTACTGTAGAGAGGCAACAAAACCTGATCCTACTAGTTGAGTTTCAAAAAGTGTTAAAAGTTTAGTACTGTATACTGCTGATCCACCGAATGTTGATGAACCGTAGAAAGCTACTTGTCCTGTAGCATTGTTAAGGTTTATTTTATTAGGTTGAATACTGTCTTTTTGGTCAAAGTCTAATTTCAAACTAACATCAAATGTTACACCACCTTGTGGATCTGTGTATAAAAACATTTTGTAGAATGTCTTACGAACTCTTGGGTCTGTAAGTGGCATAAATGGTGTAGAAAAGTTAGCTTTTATGTTTGATCCATCAAAGCTGTTACCATTTTCCATTTGGTATAAATAACCATCGTTATTAGCAAACACAATAGTTTCAGCATTTTGATAGAATCTACTGTCTGCTACATAGGCTCTGATACCCCTAAGTTCTGCCCAGGCCATACCTTCACCACCTTGACCTGCAAACTGAGTTCCTAGAATACCTTCTGCTGAAGATTTACCTATGTTGGCATTATACCCTAAGATTCTATACTGAGACTTGTTACGAATAACAACACTGCTAAAAGATGTATTAGAGCTTACAAACTCTGTGACTTTATCTTGAATGTCTTTTGATACGACACCTAATCCAAAGTCACCAATTCTGTCTGTGCCACTTAATAGCCGTAGACCATCTGGGCCAAGGAACATTACATCCCCACCAATCTCTTGAATAGTGTCAACATCAACACAGCCAATATCTGCTGTAATAGGTTGTAGCTGAAAGTCTGAGATAGTGCTGCCAACAATACGTAGTATAGAAGATTCAGTAAAAATAATTAACTGTTCTCTAAATACTATTAGCCCTGTAATGTCTGCTCCTACAGATATTGTACCAGCACCTGCAGCAGCTGTAAAGTCATTATCTGTAAAAGGTGCTGTAAAAGTTAAAAGATTATCTTTACCAAAAAATAGTTGATTCTTAAAACTAGTTACAAATTTTGCACCGTTTACATCGGATGGTGCATCATCAAGTGCTGTAAAAGTAGTACCATCATATAGTGCAGGTACGTTAGTACCATCTACTATAGCTATTTTTTCTGTTCCAGTATAGTTATACCTAGCAAATCTTGTTTTACCAGCATTTTCTCTTGACGTACTTAAAAAAGTTATAGCAGCATTATCTGCTGGAGAGCTATCAAGAGCAGGGTCAATAGTGAGTGTAGTTGCACCAGAAGTTACCGTAGGTGCTGCAGTAATAGTGTATATTAAATCTACACCATCAATCTTAAAAATGTCACCTAACTGTGGATCAGAATCTATGCCATCAATATCTAGACTTGAACCAGTTTGAGATGCACCATTAACTAAGACAGTACCATATGAAGGGACATTAATCATAGAGTAGCCATTACCACTCGTCTTATATAAATCCTCATTCTTAGCTACGATTACACTGTCTAGAAAAACTCCACAACCAACGGCAAGGTAATTTGAGTTAGTAGATACAACCTTTACGTCATCACCATTACTTGGATTTACTACCATTGTTTGATCAAGGGTAAGAGTAGCTCTATTTACTGTGTCGTTAAATGAAACAGTAGCAATAGTGTACCTAAACGACAGAACAGCATCATCTTCTGGGGCTATTGCAATAGCAGGTGTAATTGTTAATGTAGAGGCTGTACCAGACAAAGCTGTAGCAGAGCTTACTGTATATACAGTTGTATCACCAGCTATGGTAAAAGTATCGTTGGCTGAAGGGGCTACGTCAAGGTTATCTACATCAAGGCTTGTACCAGTCTGAGTTGCCCCAGCTACTGCCCCACCTTCCATAGAAATAACATCATCAGCTTCTGGTGTTTCTCTCACATTAGCAAGAATAAGGTTAGTTCCAGTTTGTCCATCGCCGTGAACTACAGGAGCACCATAGGGTGGTATAATCTCCGAATCATATTTATCATAACCTAAAATTCTTCTGTAACCACCTTCAATAGATGGTTCAAAGTTTCTCAGAGTACGAGCAGAGCCAGGCATGTTGATACCTTGCTGCAGTGGACTCATATTAGTTATAAGACCACCACTAAACTGAATAGGGAATGTCTGGCGTGTTGTAGGCATCTATTAAGAAACTCTAGTTAGGTTTGATATTGTAGTGTTTACAACAGTTGACCGTAAGTAATCATAACGGTTAATGTACAGACTTCTCATCTGTTTAATCTCTTGCTCAAAACGTTGTTGCATCATTGCAGCTTCTTGACTTTCACCTCTAAACATGTAGGCAAAATGCATAGCTCCATTGATGATAACATATCTAAACTGTTCAGGAATACTCGGAACATCTGTGTCGTTGATTAGATCTACAGGTAACCTGTAGTATTCATAAACTAGTTTGTAAGCTTTATCTGGGGGATTAATTAAACCAAACTCTTGATCAGGTGTTTTAAAAACATAAGAGGGTAGTTGTCTGATACTTGTGTTAGTATTATATTCTAAGTCTACATGTTTCTCAAGATATTCTTCATAAGAAATAAGGTTTAACTTTTGAGTTTCGTTGTTTAACGTAGTATCTCTTTTAATTCTAAAACTGTCAAAATCTATAACTTTAGAGTCTGCTGGAGAACTATACCTAACAATACCAGGTGTTAGTATTTCTTCTTCAGTAACATGATTAAATGGCCACTCAAACTCATGTTGGTTAATAAAACGAATAGATGCATTAACTGCATCTTTAACCATTGCGTATTCGCCTTTGGCATTTAAAAAGTTAGCATTAGTACCTGTACCACCAACTAGTTCAACTTCATTCAATCTACGGTTTACGTCATTGACAAGTCCAATATAATCGTATGCCATATTAACGTTCCTTTAGTTTTAGTTTTATACTACGTTCTGCGATACTGCCTGTGCTATCTAACATTCTGCAGAAAAAAGTATACTCTACGTTGTTTTGTCCGCCACCAATGTTAATAGTTGCAACAGTAGGTGTACTTGTTTGAGACACATTTTGTATGCTGTCTGTAGTAGCATTACCTGAAGCTGTAGTTAAAGTTTGACCAGCAGCTAAAAGTGTTTTTGTGTCGTATAGGTTAGATTTAACATACCATGTCACAGAACTAATAGTAGCAGTATCTAAAAAACGTGACCAATCAACACTATAATCTAGTTGTTCATCTGGGTCTTTTGTAGGCCAACGAAAGCTCATTTATTAATCCTCATTTGCAAATACAGTTCTGTCTGCGGAGTTTGGTCTTCTCTCTACAAAAACAACTCTGTTCTGCTCTCTAATTCTTACAGTTCTATTTTCGCCAAACAAGTCTATAAAAATTACCCTTGGTTGGTCAGGTATTCTTACTGTTCTTTCTGCTGCAGTAGACATTAAGCTGCCCTCGACACTAGGACTGTACGTCTACGGCTATACTGATTCTTAACAGCTTGGAAGTCAAAGACTACTGCAGTTACAGTGGGGCTTCCTATCTCACCAGTTCCTATAGCTTTTTCTGGTTTCTCTACAATGTGTGTAGTAACACTTCCGACAGAACCTGTAGCCTCTACACCAGTGGCAATCTCTTCTGCAGGTCCACCACCTATTTGACCTACCTGACCTGTGCCTACGACACCAGTAAGTGTTACAGTATTACTATGTTCAAGAGAACCGATAGAACCTGTTACTGATACACCAGTAGGTTTAGCAGCTAGGTTTACTGTAACAGTACCTATAAAACCTGTGGCTTCTACACTCTGTAGTGCTTCCAGTGTTTGTGGTTCTAGAGTACCTATCGTACCTGTTGCAGAAACTCCACTTACTGGAACAGTGTTTACTGATCTAACTGAAAGTCCTGCATCGTTGACAGTAAAGGTAGCTATAACACCTTCAAGCTTTTCTGTCGTATGTACAGTGACAGTGTTGATACTACCTGTTGCAGATACAGAACCAATAGGTTCGTCTACATTTGGACTTACAGTCCCTACTGCAGATATTCCAGCAACACCAGATAAACCTGCAGTGGTGTGTAGTGTCAAACTACCTACAGAACCTGCAGCACCTTGTGCATTGTAGATTGGTTCTGTTACATCTACCTCAAATACATTGAGGTGAATGGTACGAGTGTTAGCTGTAGCACTGACACCCGTAACTTGTATAACTGGCGTTACTCTACCATATCTAGCAGAGCCATACGTACCTGTGCCGTAGATAGCATCTGCTGTATCATAGAACGCCATGTTTTACCTCTTAGGCAATACGAATGATTGCGTTAGAAGCATCTGCTGTTGGGAACTCAATTGTTAGGTCACCTGCAGTAGCAGATACTGTACCACCAAAGTCAATCACACAGATTGCTTTGTTTGACTGAGATGAGTTATAAATAATACAACCGTCACAGGATACTGTAACGTCTGCAAATACTTCATCTGTAAAATCTACAAGAGCAGTTGTGCCTGAAGTACTAATTGTAGCACCGTCTAGGTTTTGTCCACCTGCTGTGTAGTTTGTGCCAGTGGCCTCATCAGAGTTGCCAGTGACATCAGAATAATTCGTTGTTGCTGCACCATACGTACCTGTAGGTGAGTCTTTAATCAATGCAATTTTTAGTGTATCGGTATCCAAATCATGGGTACCGCCAAGAAGCTCTTGTTTAAAACTTGTACACATTGCCGTTGTAATAGCCATGTTTGGATTCCCTTAAATTAAGTACAATGGGGCCAGCATCTAGCCAGCCCCAAGGTTAGTTACTTATTATGCTAGTAGATCACGGTCTACTTCTGCTGCACCTTTACCATCTACATCGGCAATCAAAGCCCATACACGGATCTTACCCGCAGTAGCTGTGCCTGTCAATGTATCAACAGTAACGTCCAGTGTATCCTCTTCACCGATGTAAGCAACACCTGGTAGTGAAGGAGCCACAGCACCCACTGCTTTAGAAGCTAGTGCATATGCTGCAACAAACTCGTCATCATCTGCACCTGTACCCAAGTCAAATGTTAGAGCTGTTGCACCTGCAAGTGCTTCAGTTACTTCAACGCCAGCAGCCAAGATGACTGTTTGCGCAGGAAGAGTTGCAACAGTTGTTGCACCTGTTGATGTTAGATCACCAGTTGCTGTCAACTCTTTAGAGATCATACGAAGTCCAGTTAAAGCCATTGTTCAATCTCCCCTTATGCTGCGTTGTACTTGGCAGTAACGATTGCTTCTGGACGAAGAATCTTACGACCGTATAGGTGCATACCACGAACGATGTCAGCAAAGCTGTCTGGATCACGGTATGTTTCAGTCTTGTTGATTTGCTCCGCAGTTGCGACAGCAGAATCATGACCTGCAACAATAGCACCATAGTTAGTGTTTTGGTTTGCAGTACCAGTTGTACCTGGTCCTGTACCTACTGCTGGTAGGTTGCTTGAAGTGTATACACGGAAACCGTGGAAGTTGTTCAAGACAAGACCGTTGCGTAGGCCACCTGACTCACCGAAGTCTGCGTTGAATAGACGAGAATCTTCGTCACGCAAGATTTCCATGAATACTGGGTCAACTACAAGCCACCGTCCATCTTTATCAACTTGTTGTTGATCAAGTAGACGAGCCATACGAGCTACAACCATTGCTGGTGAAGCTGTTGCTGTTGGTAGTGCAGTTGCACCTGGCAAACGAGCTGCGACTGGGATTGAGTGATCGCCAGCTGATGCAGTTGTGATGTTGCCGAAGTCACCTTTGTTCAACTTCATTGAAGCAAGCAATTCGTCTGAACCAGCAGTTGTTACAGCTTTAGTACCATTTACTTGGTCGTTTACTGTATCTGCTTGCTCATGCAAGTTTGTTTGCTTGTAACCTGCTAGGTAACCTAGAACTTCTTGGTCATGCTGGTCAGCAAGACGGTAAGCTGCACGGTTAGTCGCAAGGTCCATGAAGTTCACGTGTGAGTGAGCTTCTTCGATGTCATCGACTTTGAAGGCGAAGTAGTTTGCCTTGTCAACGACTAGAGAGAAATCTTCATCGTCTAGATCTTGTGCTGTGATGTTCTGACCACGTGCATAAGACGCAACTGAGATTTCAGGTTCTTTGATAATTTTAACGGTATCACCTTGAGCAGCAATCTCGCCAAAATAATCAGAGTTAGTGATATCACCAACTACAGTAGACTTGCGGAATGCAAGTTGTACTTTTTTAGAATAGATTACGGAAGAAAAATTACCGTTAGGTAGATTTCCGTAACCTCCTGCTGTTGTAAAAGCCATAGTTAAATCCTCCATGATATTTGGCTTTGGGGAAAAGCTAAACACCTATAAAGAGGCTGATCGTTTTCTAGGGTGCATATATTACTTAGTACAATGATCAGTCATACGTCAGGTAAGATATGGGCCTATACTTGAACAGGTAGTTCTTTTTAGTTTAGACTTTTTTATATTTGGGAAATGGTTTATAGTATTAAGAGGTAGTCTATAAAGAGGCTCTTAAACTATACAGACTTAGTTATACGTGCAAAAAAGTGTTTGTCAACACCTATCGTGCACCAGCACTTAGATCATATACGAATTTCCCACTTCGCATAGCCTTAGTGATTTCTTCTTCACGAGCTTCAAACTCTTTAGCAGACATTTTAGCTACTTCAGATTCTCTAATTTGACCTGATGTATTATCTGCGTCTACACTAGCTTTTGAACCTTTACTTACTAAAGATGCAGCAGCTTTTTTATTAGCTTTCTTTGCGGTGTTAGTAAGCCCGTTGTCAACCTTGTAAAGGTCAATAACTCTAATAACAGAAGCTGGGTCATCTGCATTCTCATAGATTGCATCTTGTACCCACTTAGGTTGTTCTTCTGCCCAATCATGAAACTTATCAGACTCACGTAGTTTTGCAAAGTCTGGATGAGCTTCGGTAATAGTTGCTTCAGCTGTTTTACGAGTAGCTTCATACTGAATCTTATCCAGTTCAGCTAAACGTGACTCAGCTTTCTTAAACATCTCCTGAGCTTTCTTTGCAGCAATAGTTTCTACAATACCAGCTACATCAGGATACTGTCTTGCCCATTCGTCAATGTCTTCATCTGATTTAGGAAGTACAACTGACTCACCTCTCATACGAGCTTCAAGTGCATCAAACTTTTCTTTCCACTCTTTTTCTTTATCAGACATATGACGACGAAGGTCACCATAACGTTTCTTAAAAGACTTTTCTTCACGAGTTAAGTTTGAGTCGTCTTCTTGTGCTTCAACTTCAGTGTTGGCTTCTTCTTGTTGGGTATTACCCTCGGCCTGTACTTCGGTTGCCTCAGATCCTTCGCCATCGGGTTCTTCTTCGATGGTTTCACCTCTAGCCTCCGCCTCTAGTCTAGCAATCTCTTTTTCTTCATCTTCTAGACGTTTACGTTTACGTTCATAGTTATAACCTCTGTCAACAAAACCTGCTGTCTTTGATGTTTCTACTGCTATTAGTTCAGGCATATCATTTTCCTTATGTTGGGGCCAGCACTATTGCTGGGTAGCCTTATAGTTATTTGGATAGTTTAGTTTTATTTTTTCTTTTTAGGTTTCTTCATCAAGCCGCCTTTAGCATAGCCTAACCTAGCACCTTCATCACGATTTGCTTGAATTTCAGCTTGACTTAAACCCGAAGTTGAAGAGATAGGAGAAGACGTAGATTGACCACCATACTGCCCTTCACCTCTAGGATCATTAGGTCTTGTGTCTGATCCCGTCATTCCCCCACCTGTAGATGCTGTTGGGCCTGAAGCAGCAGGTGGTGTTGTATTAACTGTGGTAGATGGTCCTGAAGGGGGTGTAATAGTTGGACCATCATCATCATCATCATCACTGCTTGGACGAAGAACTGGTCTGGGTGAGGTTCCACGATCAGATCCACCACCAGATTCACCATCAGTTGCAGGGGGTTTATTACTTACATTCTCTGCAGACTTACTTAGGAGTGCAGCTCTAACTTCTGCAGGTGTAACATTGTCAGGATCATCAAAACCAAGATCTTTCATAATAGCTTTGTGTCTTTGAGTACCACTAGCAACCCAGCCTTCTAAATCATCAACAATTTCTGGTTGTTTTGCAATGTACTCACTGATTATTCCATCCATCAATTTAGCCTGTTTATCCATACCAGCAGATTGATAAGTAAGTTGCATTGCTTTCATTTTAGAGATGTTTACAAGATCTTGACCAGCCATTCCAGCACCAGCAACTAACCCTAAACCAGGAGCTGCTAGAGCAAGCCCTAGGCCAATCTTATTTTGATTTTTGTTTGCGATATCTTTAATGTTTTCATCAACCCAACCCTCTGGGTCTGACCAATCAACAGTTTCAGCCCAGTTACCAAAACCACCTGTACCATCACCAGTAGGTGTTGGGGTAGTTGGACCATCATCATCATTATCAATACGTACAGTTGTAGTTGGAGTTGTAGCACGTGGTACACAAGTTTTAGTTTCTGGATCATAATCCATGTTAAGGTTATTACAGAACTCAACACTAGGTGTTGCTGCTGTTGTTGTTGTTTGTGGTTGAGTAGTTCCACTAAAATTAGGCATTGTAGTTAGGTAAGAACCACCTACAGTAGATCCAGGAAACGGATTTACAAAACCACCTTCTTCAAAACCCATACGTGGTGGATTTGCTTGGTTCATTTGTTGAGCCATCATTTGTGGATTAGTACGGTTTACTTCAATACCACGAGAAGATAGTTCTGAATAGATGCTAGGGTTACGTCTTGCTGCAGCCATAACACTATTTACTAGGCTATCAACTTGAGTAGCATCGTTATAGATAGACTCTGTCATACCTCCGACAGCATACTCACCTACAAGACCACCAGAGGCAAAACCTTTAGCTACAACTTCATCATTTCTGACAGCCATAGCTAGTTTATCCATTAGGCCACCGTTAGCAACACCTGTCACTGCCATTTCTTGTGCAGCTGCGATGTCCATATCATCCATACCTAGATAAATGTCATCATCGTCATCATCTAAGTCGATGTCTAGATCATCGTCATCTTGCATTACAGGTTCACCACCAATTCTACCATTGGCTTCCATGTCTGTCAAGCCCTGTTTTGCTTCAGTTCGAAGATCTTCAAAGAATTTTACACCGTAGTAACGGACGACATCAGCAGGAACTACGTATTCCCCTTCTGATAGCTGTGCAGGAATATCATCCCGTACTTCCTCTGCAAGAGAACCTGCAGGTACTTCGTTACCTGATACTGGATCAACATCCATGCCATCATCATTTAAACCGCCTCTGGCGAATAATTCCATTTGTTGATTCATACTTAATCCACCTTTATTATAAGCACCTGATAAGTCCTCAAGTATATACTCTGAAGCTAATTCCGTCATGGGATACTTTTCCCAATCTTCATGCATTCCTCTACGTATAGCCTCTTTTACAACATCTTCGTAAGCTTTTGGAAAAGAGTCCATGTCACTTCCAGGAGCAAGCATATCTACATTAAAAGAACCTATTAAATCTTCTACTGTCTGATTATCTAAACTAGATAAAGCTTCTGGATTTTCACCTACTGTTTTAAGAATATTTTCAGCAAATCTATCAGCTTCATTACCCAATTTATCTGCTTCAGCATATAAATCATCTACAGTTTTTTGTGATCCATCTTCAACAAACTTTTTACGTATTTCATCTTCTTTTTTTAGTGCATCGGAATATTCGGGGTCTAAAAGAAGTGTGTTATCTTTTGGGGGTAAGGGTGTTCCAGTTTTTATACGTAAATCAGTTTCTATATCTAAGCCTGCTCTAATAAGTAGGCTACTGTCTTTTCTCATTTTGACTAGTTTAGCTACTGCTGCATCTATACCAGATGCAACTTTTGTAGCAGCTTTCGTAGTCTTAGGTATAATATCAGAAAGAATATCTGGAGCTACTGCTGCAGTAGTGCCAGCAGCTAAAGATTGCTTTAGAAATTTTCTTCGGCCAGGATCAAATGTTACATCATCTGCAGTAGATGAAGGTGCTCCTGTAGGTGTTAGCACATCCATTAAAACTTTTTGAGCTGGATCTTTAGCTAGTTTACCTAGAAAAACAAGACCTAGAGGTGCTAATGTTTCTAATGATGCTTCTATAGCAGCTTGCCTACGACTGCTTGCAGGTAAGTTTTGATCAAAAGCACGTCCAGTTGCTGACATACCCCTTAAAATACCTTGGGCAGGATCAAGTGCTTCTGCAAGACCAAATGCCCTACGACCAGCATCTTTTATTTCAGGCGGTATAAAATAACCTAGACGATCTGCAGCTTCTAATCTTTTTTTACTTTTAGCTCTAGCTAAATCACTAGCTAAAGGTGTAGGTTCAGGGATAATACCACCTTGGTCCATACTAACTACACCACCTTCATTCATTCTTAAATCTGGGTTAGCTCGTTGTTCAGGGTCAAACTTTGCTCTAAAATCTCTTAACACTGCTGGAGAATCTTTAGGTCTGTCAGTAAGCATAATGTAACTAATACTTTCTTTATCCTCTACGTCATTAACATAGGGTATGTGAGTATAACCTTTTTTAGCCAATTTTTGCCGTAAAGACTTAACTGCTTTAAGTTCTTCGTCACTGGTATAAAAAGCTTTAAGACCAAAAAGGTTTTCAGACTCTCTATTTATTGCAGTTCTTAAGTCAGCTTCACTTGGAATAAATTCATTATCAAAAGGTCTATAGTCTTTTTCAAGACCTAGTATTTCAGACAGGTCTTCAATCTCTGCAGGTTTATCTAATTTAGCTCTAAGCTCCATAGTAAACTTGCCAGTACCTCCGTACCCTTCTGATCTTTCTGCAGCAGCTCTTGCTGTACCTACGTGTACACCTAAAAGATCGTGGAGGGCAGCTGCAGTAAATGGTGATTTACCTGCAAGCTGATCTGGTAGTTTAAACTCTGTAAACTCTTCTCCAAATGGATAAGACTCTTGAGACTGTGCTCGTGTAGTATGATAAACAGTATCTTTAAAACCTAGCTTAGAGGCTTTTTCATCTAAAGCTCTTTGTTCTGCAGTACGTACTGGGTACTGTTCTTGGAAAGGTTTTGTTGGATAAACTTCCCCACTTTCTACCGCAATAGGTAGAGGTCTTTCAGTAAGACCCTTTTTACTAACACCAGTAGAATCCTGAACACTTGCAAGAGCACTTAGCAGTTGATTACCTGTTAGGTTTGCTTGGTCAGCATAGGAACTAACACTCAAGTTCCACTTGGCCTTACCTTTAGGATCAGTTGGTTTATTTTTTACCAAGTCTACTAGGTTTTCTGCACCAATGCTTTCAGCAGCTTTAATAAAAAGATTTTTCTGATCATACTCAACACCGCCAGTGTTCATGTTTTTTATTTGTTTTTTGAACAGAGCTTTAGTTTGATCTACCCATTCTTCTGGATTAAGTACCCCTGCATCATAGGCTTGTTGTATAGCCATTTCGTCTAGGAAGTCGTAATTCTTTTTATCCAACTCCATTTGCCTAATTTCTTGTGCTACATCATCATCAGTAACTACAGAAGGTTTAGAGTCAGTAATTGGGTTATAGTCGTCTTCGTCACCCATAATAACGGGATTATACCCATCGTCATCAAATAAATTATCGTTTTTCTTATTAAAAAATGCTTTTATAGTTTGAGCACCAGTATTAGCATTAGAAGCTATAGCTTTAACACCAGTACCAGCAGCTTCAATAGCATCATCTAGTTCTGATACACTACGAGCACCTGCAGCCCCTGCAAATGCTTCTGGCATAGAGTAGATGTCACGTTGGAATCTTTTCTGAGATGCATCACTATCAGTTATTAGCTCACCTGCTGTACCTATGACAACTTTAGCTGCAGCATCTACCAAATCTAGTCCAGCAAGTCCAGTATCTTTTAAGTAGTCTACTGCCCTAATATAACCATTATACAATGCAGGATCATCTAAGTCAACCTCAGTAACACCTGCATCTCTAAAGTTTTCTTTAGCAGATTCCCAAGAGTTTTTAGCAAATGCTAGTGGGTTAAAAGTATCTCTAGGTTTGCTTGGTGTTCTG